TAACCACCACCTTTAGCTTTGTATTCCTTAGCCATTAGTTGTGCTTTACGTGCTGACCATTCTCCAGGATCTCCACCTTTAGTACCAGCTTTAATTCTTTTAAATATAGTTTCACGCATACCAGGTTTAGTGTAAACACCGGCCTGATTTACTTTACTTTTAGTAGTTTTATTAACAGCCATCTTTATTAAGACTATTTAGAACCACCTTTTTTCATAGTCATACCATACTTAGCTTTAGGCATAGCAGTTTTAGGAGCTTTAGAAATTCCACCTACTTTACCTGTAGCTTTTTTAGAAGCAGTAATTTTAGAATTAGAATTTACCATACCGCCTGTTTTATAACTTTTATATCCACCATTTGCTTGCATACTTGCAACTTTCTTTTTGTCAGCTGCTTTAGCTGCTGCTTCTTTTTGAGCTTTAATTTTAGCTGCAGCTTCTTTAGCTCTAATAATTGCCATATCCTTGTCAAGAATTCTTTGTTCTGCTGAAGTTCTATTTTCAGAACCTGTTGCTGACATTTTACCAAATACAGATCCTGTTTCTCTTCCTTTAATAGCAGCTGCTTTTTGTCTTGTATTAAGTTCATCTAAAATTCCTTTTGCAGGACTAATAGATTGCTTACCAAGTTTCTTCATAGCTTGACCTTCAGCTTTTAGCTTCTGACCTTCAGCTTTCATTTTTTGACCTTCTTTTTTAAGTTGAGCACCGGTTTTACCACCGTCTTGATATTTTTTTGTTTTCATTTTATTTTAATTTAAGAATTCCAAAACTTTTCACAGGCTTTGTTAAGATCAGTTAGAACATCCTCATTAAGCGGGTTCTTTAAATACTCTATTACATCTGAAACATTGCGTCCTAACATTGCATTAGTCTTAGCATGGTAGATGTAACCATCAGCCTTATTAATAATATACTTAAAAAATACGGAATCACGTACAATTGATTTAATTTTTAGTGTTTCCATATCCATTCCCACAGCTTCAATAAATGTCTTAGCTGCTCTTTCCTTATTGTTTTCAACCCCTTCACCATTAATGTATAAGTCCATGTTCTCATACATAATATCATTTGGTGTTGACTTTCTATATTGTGTACTATTACCATCTACAACTTTAGATACATAGAATAGTTTAGTACTATTTTTATCAAATAATTTCTGAAGTTCAGCCAATGCTTTGTTACGCATTTTTTTGTATTCAGTTCTTGCAATAACTGTTTGTTCTTTTTTATCTAAGTAAAACTTAGGAGGAACAGCTCTTGATCTTGCATCATCAAAACTTTTTGCAACAATAGAAAAACCACCAGCTTCAATAGCATGTAGTTTAATTCTATCATATGGATCATTTGGATCTAAGAAAACAGGTTCATTACCACAAGCAATATTAATTCTATTCCAGAAATCTTTATTGTCAGGTTTAAGTAATTTTACTTGATTCCAGAACTGAGGATCCTCAATATCTAAAACATTTGCAGCTAACTCTTTTTCAAGTTCAGCTATAGCTGTTCTAATTTCTCTTACTCTTGCTTCTTTATGCTCAGGTAATAGAAGTTTAATTTCTGGTGCAAACTCATTTAGACCAGTAATATATCTAATTACCCCATTCTGCTCAAGACAAGCAAGTTGTTCAAAATGCTTAACTCCATCATAAAGAGATAAGCCATAATTTTCCAATCCCATATTAGAGACTGAATTGTCAAAGAACGGACGGACTGCAATAGCTGTTTGTTTTACTCTACCTCCTCCGGTTTCTACCATTGTAAAATTTTCCATGTTTTGTTGGTTTTATTATTAGTTGGTTAAATATAAAGAAAAAAAAGGGAGGAGTTTCCCCCTCCCTTACTTTTCTAGTTTAGATTAGAATGATCCACCAGTTACAGGGTTTCTCATAACAATTTTCAATACTTTAGTTGGGTCTTTAACCCAAATAGCTGGCATTGTTTGGCTCATCATTACACGGTAACCATTGAACTGACCAGAAGACTGGAAGCCTTGGCTACGTCCCATGTAGTCCATAGTACCATTTTGATACCACCATTTCAATTGATTATCCCAAGACAATTTCAATAAGAAGATGTTGTCATTAGTATTATCAGTGATATCAAAGATAATGAATGAGTAAGAAGATAATGGGAAACCATCAATGATTGGGTTCTCAATATCATTTGTATGAACATTGTCAAATGCTGGATTCAATACAAACTTAACATTAGCCAAGAATGGAATAACATAAGATGTATAAGCAAAACCAAAGTTCAAGTCCATACCTTTACCAGTGATTGCACCGATATCAGCAGCTTGGATAAGAAGACCTGAAGAGATAGCCTCTTGTTTGATAGCCTCATTAACCATTCTCATACCACCCATACCTGTTTGTACAACTAAGCTACGTTTTGGATCTGGTCCTTGGAACTCAACTTTTCCATTGAAGAAGTTGTAGATCTCAGAACGGAACAAGTCAAGTGTAAAGTTATTTTTATTGTATACTCTTTTGAAAGAGTTATCCAATTGTTTCCAAAGACCCACAGATAATCTAACATCATCTGGACCATCTTGACGAACTCTACCACCATGTCCCCACATTAAGTAAGTCTCAATGTCAGTTGCAATTTTGCTCAAGTGAGCTGCTTCCATATTAGTTAAGAATGTACGTGATAAGTTACCATTATCAAATGCTTTCTTAACAGAGTCTTTACCCATTACTTTAATCATATCTTCTAAAGAAGAAATAGATGGGTCCATAGTTTTATCAAAGTTTCTCCAGATCTCAGTTACAGGAACTGTACCATCTGCATTCATACCACCTTTGATCATCAAGTCAGCACGGCTAGAGATAGAATAGTGAACGTGAGCTTCAGCACCACCTACGTAGTTATAAAATTCACGGAAACCAGCATTTGTGATGATATCAGAGAATCTTTCACCATACTCTCCACGAGCAGAACCTTTACGGAATACTTTAGTACCATTTGCTAAGTACTTGTTATCAATATATTTGTAGTTATCATTGTTAACTAACTGTACAGTGTATACATAACCATCACCTAAAGGAAGAATATCTTCTTGTGTAATGTACATCTCAACACCATTGTATTTGTCATATGTGATGATATCACCATGTCCAAATTCTCTTTTGTTAAGTTTGATACGGAATGTTGTTCCATCTACACCTTTGAAATCATTGTCTGGTTCAATATCCTCAATGATGTAAGGAAGATCAATAGAGACTGGAGTCTGCCATTTGTACTCTCCGCGTGCATTATCTACATTGATAACATTTTTCCCACCAAATGAAGACATTTGATAAAGAGGCATTTCAACCTTTTGAGCCATAGCCCATAGATCCACTGGACCTAAGTCCATTGGCTCTGCATCTTTCAGCATGTTCACCAAGTGGTAAGAATCCACATGGGAACTTGCGTTGTAAGCGGTATCCCTAAGGAATATACCATTGTTCATTACTGGAGTTGCCATTATTTATTTGTTTTTATTTGTTACTAATTAAAATCTCTTAAACAGATTATTCTGTCTTGGGAGTGTTCTTTGAGGTTTACTTGAAGAAGATCTTCTTTCTTCTTGTTCCTCTATGTTTGAAGAAGTGATTTTTCTTGCTTCTTCTGTTTTAAGCTGTCTTACTGTTTTCTCAACAGCTGCTTTACCACCTTGGTCTTTAATTTTAGTTTTATAACCATCCGGATCTGCAAGCAACCAAAGAGCTTCTGCAATAAGATCATGTCTCGGTTCTACAAACTGATATTTTTCAAGTAGATGTCCTAATAGGTTAGTAGGCTTACCAGAGATAGAAGGATAACTTGGTTGAACTAAACCTGAATAAAGTAAACTTTGTGTTTTTCTATCAAGCTTTATTCCACTTAGCTCACTTGCTGAAAGTGTATTATAAACACTATCTGTATAAATCTTAGCAGCTTGAGCTTGTTGATTCTTTTTTTGCTCTTGACTTGCAAGTTGTTGAGCAATCACAGACTCTTGCATTTTATCTAACTTAGGTTTAAACTGATTAGCTTTTTGCTCTAGTTTACCCATATCAGACCAATCTTCAATTTCAGATTCAATTTCTTCTGCTGTACCAAATCTTGTAGCGTGAAGATATTGTCTTGCAATTTCTGCTTGATCATATTCATCTGATGGATCTAATTGTCTAATCTCTTCTACTTGAGCTAGAGTTCTAAACAAACTTTTAAGGTCTGTACCACCATCAGCTACATACTTAGCAGCATATTGAAGTTCTTCTGGTAATGCTTCAAAGAATTCTCTTGGTGTATCCTGTCTAATTTTATTTTCTCTTTCTTGAAAGTTAGCTTCAAATAATTCACGGAAGTCTTTAGTAGTATATTCTTCTAATGGTTTTTCATCATCAAAAGGAATAAGTGTACCTTCCTCAATCATTTTATGTGCTAATTCAGAAAGACCAGACTTATCTACTTTAGGTCTTCCTTTGTTACCAGTCTCCTCTTCTTGAGTAATGAGATCATTAAGTTCATTAATAGCCTCTTCTACTTCAACCTTTTTTTCTGGAGTATCATCTTTTTTATCAGTATTGTCAAAGAACGTCATATCTACTGTATCCTTACTGAATACAGATTTAGCCTTTTCAGATTCCTGGTTTTCCGGAAGCATTACACTTTCCGCACCTGGCATCCCAAATAACTCATCAATATTTACATCTGCCTGAACTACCGTTGTAGAGTCATGTACCTGAGTTTCCTCAGCTGGTTTGTTGGTTTCTTCCATTTTGTTGGTTTTAGTTATAGAATAATATAGTAATAAACTTTTGAAATTTAAAATAACCAGAATAAAAATTTTGCCTTATATAGCTACTTACTATCCTTGATTATTCTTATTATCATATTTATTCTTATTTTCTCTAGCAATTTCTAATTGTTTGTCTGCAATCTCTCTTTGAACTTGTAATTTCTCACGTTCAATTTGATTCTTTTTATCTTGTTGAACATTTCTACTTGTCTCTTTTTCTCTTTGAAGTTGAGTCTGTTCTTTATACTGTTCAGTCTGTTTAATTTCTGTCATAGCATCTTTATAATCAGATATCATATTTTGATCAATATCTGCCATAGAACCATAACCAGCTGCTCTAATTTCTGCAACAAGTATATCTCTTTGTCTATCTTTTTCTTTCTCAGCCATTTCTGCATCAATCTTCATTTGCTCCATTTGTTGTTGAGCTTGAATTTGTTGTTCTTGCATTTGCTGTGCTTGTTGCATTTCTTGTTGTTTCTGTTGCTGTTGTTTTTGCTCAGAAGATTTTAATGCATTATTAAGTTGGGCAATAGAATCAGATTGTACTACCTTACCAAGATCATAAATAGAAGCCCCTGTTGTATTATTTTGAAGAGCCATTTGTTTAAGTTGCTCAAGAATAGCTCTATGATTTGCTGTAGTTGTAGCAAATATATTTAAGTCTCTCATTAGAAGATCCGTACCATTCATTTGGAAGTTTACACTTTCATCTGCAGTTGTAATATAAGATAGTCTAACTGATGGATTAGTTGAATGATAGTACTGTGCTAAATCAGTACGCATTTGGTGTACCCTAGGCATTAGATAATCACAATGTTGGATAAAGAATACCTCTGTCTGTGCATAAGATGCATTAACAGCTTGTTCTACTCCTGTTGCAGTTTGTTGTGAAATTTGTTGACCCATTCTTTGTGGATTAACACCAATCACTTCATATGCTTGTTGTTTAAAATAGTTAGCAAGTTGTATCCTAGACATTAATCTTTCTGTCTGAGATAAGTCAAGTTTCTGGAAATGCTGGAAGTTTAATGCATTCTCTGTATTTGTAATTGATGTATCCAATGGAAGCATTTGGAAATTCTTCATTGCTACATATGCTTTTGCATAATTACCTTTACCCCAGTCTTCTCCAAGAGAATGTTTAGGTAAAGTATTTTGATCAAGCATGATAATAGTACCAAGTTCATCTACAAGAATATCTGCAATTTGATTGTTTACAATATTATATCCAATCTGATATGGCTTCATTAAATCTAATAATGCAGTAGACTTAGTATTTCTATCTGAGAATACAGCTCCTTCTATTGGAAGTTTACATCCATACAAACTTGAGTCTCCTTTAAATTGGAATTTAAGAGGTCCAATCTTTGCTTTATTTACACCAATATACATTGGAGTTAATCCACCAGGATTATTCATACCCCAGTAACTAGGAATATTTGGTCCAATTTTTACACCACCCCAAACTTCATTAATCCAGATCCAATCAATATGCTCACCATAAATAAGATTCTCTTTTTGTTTATTCTTAAAGAGTCTTGTATCATATTGTGGTTTAACTGTTATTTTATAGTGTTCATCAACAATGTCAGTAATAACTTCACCACTTTCTTCAATCTTAATTAAGTGTCCTACTTTACGTTGAGATTTCCAGTAGCATGTTGTAACTCTTAAAAGATATGCAACACCATTATTTACATAGTCCTCACCTTCAGAAAGTATTTGTTGGATTATATCTCCACCATCATATACTGATCCTGCCATTGCAGACGTATATTGTCTATAGGCAAGAGATGGCATATTTGTATTCCATTCATGAGATTTAGTAGCATCATAAAATGATCCATCATTTTGTTGACCACCAATATTATAACCAGCTGATCTAATTGGATAAATAGCTTCTAATGCAGCTAGTTGCTCTTCATTCATTAAATAACCATACCTATCAATAACATCTGATGCAGTTAGCATATCTGTTTTACCTGCCCAGTTTGCTTGAGAAATATATCTAGCATCTGGAGACTTATGATAAAAACAAATTACCGGATTCCATAATTCTACTTGATAATCATCTTCCATCATATGAAAGTGCCAAAATTCTCTATCTGTAATAAGTGAATCTCTAAAAGCTCTTTCTTCTAACTCATCCATTCTGAATCTTTCCACATCTACTTTGTGTTGGTGTGTAGCCCACTCTTCAATCATGGATCTATAATCTTTTTTAAAGTACCCTTCTATCTCAGGTAAACTTTTAAGATTATCAGTTGATAATTGTTGTTGAGCTTCTTCAGAATTAGGATCAAGACCCTGTGCAAGAAGTTGTGCTTGAATTTTTGCTGCAGCATTTTGAAGTAATACTTCTTCAATAGCTACTCTTTTTTGTTCTAGTAATTCATTATAAGAATATTCATCTACAGCTCTATAAGTAAGCTTGGTAGATCTCTTAGCAAATTCAGCTACTAAAACATTAATAACATTTGGAATAATTGGATAAAATTTTAACTCTAATGCAGACACATCATCTTTTACTAATGTTTCTACAATGTCTCTATACTCATTATTCTCTTCTACTATGTAATCAGTTCTATCTATAATACCTTTTGCAAGTTTATAGTTCTTCATTAATCTGCGTGCATTAATACGGATTTGTTTTAATCCTTGCCACTCAAGCCAATCTAAATTCCATGCAGCCCATTCATCATCCTTGTCTTTACTTGGAATAAATTGTAAGGGTTGCGTAATACTACCAATTCTGTTGTATTCAGCTTTAGCTCCTTTTTTTAGTTGAAGGGCGTTATATATTTGCATATCCTTTATTTAATATTTTTAAATGGTGATCTATTAATACCACCACCTAACGGTCCTCTACCCTGTCCCATATGACGGAAAGGGTTTCTATTTAATTTAAACAAATTTTCTGACTTTTGCAAGTTTTTAGAAGCATCATCCATTATAACTCTTTTTGAATAACCTCTATTAGCTTGTTGTATTCTCATAAATGCAACTAATGCTGCAAATGATACTAGTCTATCCACGTTGACTCCTTCAGCATATTCTTGCATTTCCTTAAGTAACATAGGATCTGGAATACGTTCTATGCCGTACTTTGTACGTACAATAGTACCATCTGTTTTAGTTTCTACATCAAGTTCTTCTTTACAGTACTCAATAGTATAACTTAATAAGTGTGCCTTAAATAAGGTACCTGTGTTCTTCCAACCATACTCCTGGAAGACGTTAGCATTTGCACCTAAATCTTTTAAGAATAAAATTTGGCTCTTAGGTACTAGATACCTTTGTTTCTTTCTTGATATCATGTACTGGATAAATAATGAGATGTTATTCTCAATTACTGTCCAAGCATTGTACCATTCTATTATTAACTCTAGTCTTTGGTGAGTTTTATTAATGTCATCAAATCTACCACACCAAGCTGCTACAATTTTATCTGGTTCAATATATGTTTCTGTTTCTCCCATAGTTACTTTAGTAACTTCTACAGGAGCTTTCATAATATAAATAGAACAGAGTGATTCTGATGTTGTTGTTTTACCTTCTGAAACGGGGTCAATAGATGCATAGTACTGTCCAAAAGTTGGATCAGCAATGGGTCTTTCCCATACTACTAAACAACCTGTTTTATCTTCAGTTTTTTTACTTATAGGAAACTCTTTAATTGGTTGTTTATCTGTATGCTTTACTGCTACTTTACCATTTTCATCTGTGCTTATATCTAAGTACTCATATGCATATTCTTTCTCTTCAATTCTTCTACTTTGAGCAGCAACTAAATGTGGGGGAAATACTGATACTGATCTATGTGCAAAGGCTTCTTGAATATTTCTTGGATGCTGAGAAATACGTAACTGGTAATCTTCTGGAGCAAGTTCTTTTTTCCATTGCTCAAATTGTTTATCTAATGCATCTAATGCTTCTTCTACAAGTGAATTACCATACTCATCAATATATGGAGGCATTGACCATTGTTCTGGAATAAACAAGCCTGACAAACCTGTAGTTCCTTTATTGTCTATTAAATTAGTTTCTACAGCATAAATATCTTTTGATGTAGGATTAAGAATCATTTCTCTTAGTGGATTACATTGAGATAAATCACCCACAGATCCTGCAGCAATAAACATACCTGTTGTAACCATACCTGAGCGCATGGCTGGACGCATGTACTCATATGTCTGATCCATTTTGGGAGCAATACCTGCTTCCTCATGAAAGAAGTATTTTACTGGACCCCCTACACCATTTGTTGGATCCTTCTCAAAGGACATACCTTGTATAGTACCTTTAAGACCAACTTCAGTTTTTCTATCTCCTTTTCTTACCTCAATCTTCTGTTGCCACATCATTACCTTATCTGGAGACATAGGTCTATACCATGCTGTATGCTCATTCAAGAATGCGGCATATTCTTGTAAGAATTTCCAAGAACCTTTCTCATTAATATAGTCTTTAAGACTTGCGCCCATCTTAAGTGTTACCCCTGCTTCAAACCATTGTTGGTTTATAAACTTACCCATATGGAAATAAGAAGATGCAATCTGACGTTTCTTTAAAATAGCAGAATGTTTATAATTTAATTCAGCTAATAGTTCATAGAGAGCCATATGATATTGTGCATCTCTAATTTTAGCAAAGTCAAATTTTTGTTGTTCCTTATCAAAGATTGGTAAAAAGTTTAACCACATATAGTATTCTCTTGCAAGAAACCATGTATTAGTTTTATCTTTTATGATTAACCCTTTTCTACATTTTATTTTTTGATCATCCCAATAGGATATGAAGTCTTTAGATTTGAATGGGGCTGTGCAATATACTCCAGTATCTCTAAATTTTTTTGACTCAGATATGAATATCTGATTAGTTGTACTGTTGAATCCGTAATTACCGGGTTCTTTGAAAACTCCAAATATGAAGTTACTGAAGTCCGTCCTGGATTCAAAGGTTGTTGTTGTCCACTGTCCATTGTCATAAGTTGGTATGTCTTGATAAATTTCACTCATAATTAACTGTCATAAGCTAATCCTTGTCCACCTCTTACTTTACTAGATTGTTCATCTTGTAAGTCTTTGTAAACTCCTTTAAATGATGCTCTAATCTGATCAAAGTTTTTAGCTGCAGCAACTAATGAATTAATGTTTCCATCTCTTCCTGCGCTAATCTGTGTAGTCTCCATATACCTAGCTAATCTGTCTAGCATAGATGCCATACCTTTATATGCTCTAGATGTAGGAGTCTCATACATTCTTTGACAAAATAATAAAGCAGCATGTATATCATCATCTTCTGTAGAAAATTCTGCTGCAATTTCTTTTAATATAATAGGTTCTTTATCTATCTCTGGTGTATGAAAAAATGGATTCATATCTGGATTAGGACACGTCATATAAAATAAATATAAATATATTTTAAGATAATCTTCTGGATAATTATCCATTATATCTTTTAGTGCCTTAAGTGTATAGCAATGTTCTGTAGGTACTACTATTCCATTCTGAACATCAAACAGTCTTACAATCATTTTTTCTTAATTAAGTGAGGGTAATCCTTCATAAAATTAATTATTGCAATAACTTCCTCATATAAATAAGGAACAATCATTGGAATAACTTCTTTTACAATAGGTTCACCATTATTATCTAACTTAGCAATAGGATAACCATATTCATCTTCACCATCTATTTCAAATGTAATATGGTGAATAAATATTTTACCCGGTTGTAATTTAGGGTTATGCTTTAATATAATATACATATAAACACTAAGTTGTAATGCATAGTGATTAAAGTTACAATCATCTAAATGATCTACTGGTAAAAGCATCTTCTCAGACATTCCTTCCCAGTTTTTGAATGATTCTGTTTTAATTTCTTTATTAGTCTTGTAGTCAATAATATTTACTCTACCATTGACTACTTCAACTAAATCTGATTGGCCACATAAGCCTGCTGACTTAAGATAGACCATATGTTCTGGATACACGCCTGGATCAAGCTTTTGTAAAGGAGCAATCTTTAAACCATTTGGTTCTTCAAAAGGTTTAAATATAGGAACTGTTATACCTTCTCTTTCAATAGATGCAAGAGAACATAAATCAGCTTCTCTTTGATTATGATAAAATGTACCTAATGTAGTTGCACGAGTCCCTTCATTATCCCAAATCTGAATAATTATTTTAGGATCAATTCCGTACCATTTAGATCTTTTACTTTTAGAAACTTTTTCTGCTACCTTTTTAGCATCAAAAGGTTTCTTAAGATTAGATATAAGAGTAGTTACACTAGTCCATTTAATTTCATCATTTGGATCTACACTCTTATAACTATGATCTTCTGCATTAAATACTATACTCATAGTTAGGCATTTTCTATAATTGATTCTGCTAATGTCTTAGATGCTTCATCTTCTGACATAAGCATTTTTATAATATTACTTACTTCTTCTTGTGTAAACTTATCTTCAAGACAAAGAATTTTTAATCTTAATATTTTTTCATTAAGTTCTAACTTTTCTACTCTACTTATAAGATCTGTAAAAACATCTGTTGTTGGTGAAGGATCAAAAGGCATTGTATTATTTATTTGACCCCATATACCATTTCCTATAGTATAGTTATCAATACTACCAGGTGCATGATTTAAAATAACTTGAGTAGGATCCATGATTGATGTTCCATCTGCATACATATTATTTTCTGGTTCCATAATATTAATCTTTAAGGTTATCTAATATTTCTTCTTCTTCTTCTGTAACAATTGCTTGCCATTTATCAAGAGGACAATCAGAAGAAAGAGATCTTGTTTTAAAAGATAATGAGCAACCACATTCATTACAACAAGGACCTGTACCTTTTACTGCACACTTTTTACCTTTGCTTGAACAGTTATTACAAATATCATTTCTCATTTTTGCAACATCTTCTACAAACTCATCTCTAATAATGGAGTTCTTAATACCTTCAAGAATTTTAGTCTTGTTCTCCCAAATTGTTTTCAGTGTTGTTTTCATAGTTATAACTTTTAATTTTTTTTCTTTCTTCTAAATCTTCATTAATCTTAATGGTTATATCTTTTAAAAGTATTAGTTTTTCTTCCATTGACTTTTTATTATGATATGCATTATATGTAGAAGTGTCATGATTCTTTACACTTTTTTCAAGTCTAAGAATTGCTTGTTCAACAATTTTTGGTTTAACCATTACATGACCTAAACCTTCAACATTTATTCTTGTATGACTTAATGATGACATTTTACTTCTTAACTCTTTATAGTAAAACTGTACTAAGTCTTCAACAAGTTTTTCATGAATGTTTAAATCTTCAGAAACTATTTTATAAATTTTACTGGCTTTCTTCGGAATCATTGCCTAAAAATTTATAATCAAGAAGTATTGTTCCCTCTGTTTGAATTTTAATATTAGGATTTAAAGCAATCATTTTTTTATTGTTTATATCCTTTATAACTAAATTCTGTTTCTCTGCTTTATTAATTGCATTTCTAACTGTCTGAGGAGATTTAAAAATCCAACCTTCTTCAGAAGATGCGTCATAACAAAAATCTGTTAATGCAATTGGTTGATTAAAACTTAAAAGTGTTAAGCAATTCAAGTCAGAATCATTAATAGAAATTTTATTAATAAAGCAATATGTCAAAATTTGAAATTGAACAATCTCCCATTTTGGCATCTTTACACGTTTCTGTACTTGATTTACTAATGCCATGATTATCCTTTTCTAAGCTTTCTTTTTGAGGGCTCTTCTGAAACTGGTGAATTTAATTCTTCTTTTTCATCATGTTCAGGTTCTTGTTGAGCTTGAGCCATCATTGCATATTGCATTTGAATACTAGTTCTTTTAAATCTTGCTTCTTCAATTTTAAGAAGAACTTCTTCATACTTTGCTTGTGCTTCTAAATAAGGCAATGACTCAGTATAAAATTGAAGCATTTGTTCTTTTTGAGCAGCTAATTCCTCAGCAGTAAACTCTCTTTCTTGTTGGTTTTCCATAATAATTTATTTATTGGTTTATACAAATATACATAAAAAGTTTAAATGTAATAGATTTAAAACAAAAAATCCAGACACTATAAGTATCTGGATCTCTATAGTTTAATTAAACTGCTATCTGTTTTTAAGAGTTAAGTTTAATATTGTAATTAAATAAAAGTCTCTTGACAAGTCTATCTCAAGAGCAAATATATCTAATGAAGAGATTCTTAATCTAATCATTAATTTGTCCCACTGTTTAGTGGCTGCTTTCCAACTGTTTCTAAATTTCATTATGCTTCGTTTTTACTGATTGTACCTTTAGCACTAAGTTCTACCTTACGGACATTAGCAGGTTGTGCTACTTTCCATTTAGTTCTTCTTGCCTGATATAATCTGGTTTTTAATATTCTTGTTACACTCATTGCGTTTCCCTGGTTTCCACCAAGTACATGATAGCAATCTTTATCTTCTCCAACATATATTCCTACATGTCCTCCACCATCTCTTTTAAAAGTAAGTACATCACCTAACATAGGTTCTTTAACTTCAGTACCCCATTTAGCCCATGATAGAGCCCACAATGGTTTATCTACTACTTCTAGTCCTGCCTTGTGTGCAGCATATGCTACTGCTAATCCGCACCAAGGAATCTCATCATTAGTATATACTTTAGATAGACCTAGTTCTTTAGCCCATCCTATAATTACAGGATTGTGTACCTTACCTACTACTTCTTTAGTACCAAGCATCTTTACTGCTTCTACTAATATCTTTGGAGACTTCTCCTCTTGTAAAAAATTATAACTCATATATCAATTTTTGATATCCTTGTAAGTATCTGATACTTTTTCTATTGTACTTCTTATTTTCTTAACTGTACTAAATACAGTCTTAAGCATGTTGTTACCTGTTATATCAAACCAATTCTCATT